ATGATTAAAGAGTTTAAGCCAGAAGTCATCATTTGTAATGGTGATGCCTTTGATGGGCAAGTTTTAAGCCGTTTTCCTTCTATCAACTTTGACCAAAAGCCTACGGTATTAGAAGAATTAAATGCTTGTCGTCATCATTTAGATGAAATAGAAAAGGTAAGACCTGCTGGTTGCCGTTTAATTTGGACATTAGGTAATCACGATATGCGCTATGAGTCCTGGTTAGTAAATAAAGTCCCAGAATATAGCGGTGTTGATGGTTTTAGCCTCAAATACCATTTTCCTCATTGGGAAACTTGTTGGTCATTTTGGATTGGTGAGGAAACAGTAGTCAAACATCGAGTCAAGGGTGGTCGTACTGCTGGTTACTCAAACTTATTGGCTGCTGGTAACACCAACATTGTTACAGGTCATACCCATGTACTTTGCGCCTCACCTATTACAAACTACCAAGGCACTTATTGGGGTGTACAAACAGGTTGCCTTGCAGACCCTATGAGTGCTACCTTTGAGTATTGTGAAGATGGCCCTAAAGATTGGCGTAGTGGCTTTGTAATGCTTTCATTTGACCAAGGGCGTATGTTGATGCCAGAATTAATTATGGTCAGCAATGAAAATACGGGTGAATATGAATTTAGGGGCAAAATACATTGCGTTTAAATCCAGAGGTTGTTAGAAACCTTTACGCTTCTCTTTATTGTTGCTATCCATTTACTAAATGGAAGATGCCTGTACCTGAAGAAATAGACTTTGTGGTTACGGCTGACCCTGAAACAATGGGTACTTACCTATATGACACGGGTGAGGAGTATGAACATACTATTACTATTTCATCTGCCAGGTGCGGTCATTTTTACACCGTTATTACTACACTAGCCCATGAAATGATACATCTTAGCTTTCATCGGCAAAAAGGTGATAAATGGATGCAACATGGCAAACCATTTAGGACTCGTTGTAAGCTAGTTGCTACTGAGTTAGGGTTTGACCCCTTGGAGTTGTGAGTTACTCATAGCCCTTTCCAAGTTTCTGACTGACTCGTTCCAACAACTCCTCACAGGATATTTGGTATTTTCTTTCAAAACCTTTGACACCCAATCCGTGAAACCCACTATTTCCCCGATGGTGTTCTGGGCATAAAGGCAAGATTGGGGATGTAGACCGTTTAGTTCCATACCTACGCACATGATGGAGTTCTGCCGGTGTGCCTTCAATCCCAAGGAATTCGGAGCATAAAATACATCCGAGTTCTGCAATCTTATTGAGAGTGTTCTTTTCATCTTTCGTCATTAGCCCACTTGTACCATTCTCTATAAAAAGTCTTAAAAGACTCAAATCCTACACCACGCTTATATGGTTTACCGTCAGGTGTTAAAAGCCAATAAGAATCAATATGAGTGCCATTGTCGGTGTTACCATAAATAATAACTACCATGAACCTAGTGTTAGCTGCTAAAGCCTGTAATAGCCGTTTTTGACCTTCACTTACTTTTTCGCCAGGTCGCTTCCATTCTAATATTAAAAACCGACCATTGCGTTCTGCAATACCATCTACATTGCTAGGTATAAATGATGGATTAGAGGATATTAGCCCCTTAAATTCCGCATAGTCTGTATGCGTAGCAAACATATTGCGCATTAATTTCTCAGCCATTGCTCTTTCAATGCCCTAACGCTAGCAATCTCCAATCTAATAGTTTCATCAGCAAGGTCATGGGCTATCTTGGTAGCTGTTTCATACTGATTTTTTAATGTTGCATTGTGATAGCATTTAAGTAGCTTTTGTATACGCAAATAATTTTCAGAGTAATCATTCATCTAGTCATTCTTTCTATATTTCTATTTGTTGCTTGTTCTGTACGCCATGATTCAAAACGCATCTTAGCAGCCTCTAATTGCCATCTAAGGGCTTCTGTTTCTTCTGTCGCCAATCCAATGGCCTCGCATAACTCTTGGTAAGCCTGAGACGAATACGCATCCATTTCTTTGCCCCCAATAGTTGTTGCCGTTGACTTAGCCATTTCAATAGCTTTAAGACTGTGCTTAAACGCCTCGAATTGAGCGAGGTTTCCCTTTGCCTTTGCATAATCTGGCGCTTTCTTGAAAATGAAGTCAATCGCATCATTTGGGTCATAGTCTTTCATAATTATTAATCCTTTCGCCAATCCAGCGCATTACTGGGACTGCCATAGAATTTCCTAATGCTTTGTAACGCAATCCATCTTTTGCATTTGGAATTTCTGTGTAATCGTCTGGGAATCCTTGTAATCTTTCACACTCTTTTGGGGTTATTCTTCTAACTTGCATAACTGATTGGTTTTCATAACAGATTGATTTTGCGCCTTTGTAATCTGAATTTGTCAATGTTGGGAAAGTTTTAAAATTTTCATTGCTAAAAAATCTAACATTTCTTTCATCAAAAGTTACTTGTTTTGCAAAAACAAAATAATCGCCACTAAATGCTTCTTGATTTCCAAGCCATAATTTAGTGCCACAATTTGCCATTAAAGTACCAAATTTTTGCTTTCCGCTACAAGTGCTTCCTCCAACAATGGGGGTAATTTTTTGTTGTTTTGTTTTGCCCTTTTCAGTATCCCCAGACAGGCTTTCGGACTCAAATAATACTTTTGCGGCAGATTCCCAACCTCCAAGACATCCGACAACAAACACTCTTCTGCGTCTTTGTGCGACTCCGAAGTTTTGAGCATCAAGCACCCTATATGCGAACCCATACCCGAGTTCAGCCAACGCCCCGAGGAAGGCACCAAAGTCCCGTCCACCTCCACTACTGAGGACACCTGGCACGTTTTCCCAAATGCACCACTTGGGTCTAAACTTGTCAAGAATTCCAACATAGGTAAGGGCAAGGTTTCCACGGGGGTCTTCAAGTCCTTTGCGCAAGCCTGCAACGCTAAATGATTGACAGGGAGTTCCTCCAACCAAAAGTCCGATTGAGTCATCTAATTTCCATTCTTTGTATTTAGTCATGTCACCAAAGTTGGTAACTTGTGGATAGTGGTGTGCAAGCACTTGGCTAGGAAACTTCTCAATTTCGCTAAATCCTACTGGTTTCCACCCCATGTGATGCCATGCTACTGTGGCAGCTTCAATGCCAGAACAAACACTTAAATAGTTCATTTAAGATTCATCCATAAGCCTACTTGGGCTGCTGCGTAACCTAACCATATAAATGCGTTAGATGGCGAACCCTTAAAGTATTGTGCAAGTCCAACTACTAAATACCCAAGCCCTGTTGCTGCAACAATGTATTTTTCAATATCCATTTACCGTACTCCCCCCTATTTCCTAATGTGTATTGTTCTTGAAAATCTGCAAAATATTGATGCAAATTTTGTTTTTCAGATATGTAATTACGAAACCATTTCAAACCTTTTTTGTGTCGTAAATAACACAAATATCTTACTGCGCAGCGATACCTAGCTTGTTCATACATTTGCGTTTGAGGCTGTCGTAAGAGTCATACCCAGTACCCAATACCCCAAGTTCTTTTGCTTTGGCCTCAATACCCTCGTTAGAAAACATCCACTTTTTATCAATCTTTTCTTTCTTGGGTTCTATTACCAACTCATCTTCATAGCGTTCACCGTTAAGCCAAGTGGCGCAATGGGGTATAAATTCTAACTCAGTTTCTTTGGCTTTCCAGTATTCGCAATGTGTATTAATAGCTTTTGCAGCCATAAGTTGTTGTTCTGCTGAAAGTTTTTGCCAGGCTTTTCTTGCAGTTGCTTTAGCAATCTTTCGTGGATATAAAGACCAGAATTCATCAAACATTCCTATGATACCTATCAAGTGGGTTGTTAATCATTGCTTTAATAAGTTCATCTATATTAAAGAACCATTGAATTACTTTCATGCCATCATGCGTGTAGATGGTAAAACTCATTGCATAACTTTGGGTGTCATTGGTGTTGTTGGGCTTGGCGGTACTGTGTAGCCTGTATTGCCGACAACCGCAGTCGTTACACCGCTTGGTGTTTGTATGATAACTTGACCTGGATATAGCGTAGCTATTTGAGTTGTTACGCCCATAGGGTTTACAAATTGTGCTGTGTTGCCGTTGATTTGGACTGTACCCACATTATAACCTTGGGCATTAGTCATTGGAATGGTCTGTGCTTTAGCTGGTACTCCATAAGCAAACATTGCACCTAGTATTGCACCTAATAAACAAGCGCCTAAAAAGTCTTTCATTCTGTTTCTCCCCATACACCAATGTTAGATATGCCAGTAACCTTTAAAAGTAACAGTTCTGGCTGCTTTGCCAAAACATTGGCTAAATATTCAATTTGTTCTGATGGTGATACATCATCAGGCAAATCAAACAAGAGAGTTGTTTCGTATTGTATTTGTGACATTAAGTTCCCCTTAATAATTGTGTGGTGTTGCGCCTAATTCTTTGGCGGCTTTTTTTGCGTCACGAATGGACTCAAATGTTGTCTCAGAAATTACGCCCTCATTGATAGCAGCGCCAGTTGTAATCAACAGTTTCCAAGTCTTGTTACGACCTTTGTAGATATGTGCAATCATTTAAATCCCCTTAAATGTTTACTCGTTATTGAGTACTTACAGTTTCTTATTCTTTTTTGGGGTTGTCACTAAGTATTTGTACTAATGTTGTATTTAGGCTACTAGATAGTATCTAGATACTTATAGTTACTTCCAAGAGGTTTAAGCACACCTAGCCTACCTAGGTTTGCCTTCAAATGCTTCCATTGAGGAATCGCATCACCCGACAGTCTTGCATGGTATAGGCACTATCTTCGCCACCTATATTGCGCTGTTTCAACCATTACCCCCAGTAGCGCTATTAATCCTATCCCCTGGTATGTCGTTAGAGCCTCGAGATAGGAAGATGAGTTTACTCTTCGTCTAAATCCTTTTGCAAGCCAAATGCGTTGTTTTTAAGCAACTCAGGCCAAATTAAATAAAAATTCTTTGGAAATAAGTCTTGACGGGTTACAAGGCCATGACTTTCACTTTCAATTCTTGCGCCCAACAGCATATATTTATCTGCTGGTATACCCCTTATGCGCCAATTAGATACTGCTGCTGGGTCTACTTTGCACATTCTTGCTACCTTTGCAGTACCGCCAAGGAGGTCAATAATTGCTGTGTCTGTGAGTTTTAGTTTTGTGTCCATTCACGAAGTTTAACCTATATGTTGTTTATTTGCATATGCTTTACTTTTTTAATTTACTTGTGTTAATATTCTTATATAGCAATTTTGCTATGCCATTAAAGGGGATTTAAATGGGTGAATTAAACCAACTAATGTTAGAACACGAAGAGTTTTTAGAAGAAGCGCTTGACTGTATGGAATACGGGGGTGAGTTACTTACACAAGCCCAGGTAGACTGTATTCGTCAAGCCTGTGGCAAACCTAATCGCCATAAAAAGAACTCAGTATTAACAGAAGTATTTAATGACTTTGGCACTATCTTTGGAGGCAACCATGCTTAATCATTCAGAAAGCATTGCTAGCTTAACTTTGGCTTTGTCAATCGTGCAGGGCAAAATGTCCCATGCCGTTAAAGACTCAGCTAATCCTTTCTTTAAATCTAAATACGCTGACTTAGAGTCTGTGTGGGATGCCTGCCGTAGCTTGCTATCAGAGAATGGTTTGGCAGTTATGCAGTTTCCTGGCATTTATACAGACCATGACAAGTCTATGTCCTTGACTACCATTATTAGCCACAAGTCTGGCGAATACATTAGCCAAGAAATGTCTGTACCGGTCACTAAAGCAGACGCACAAGGCGCTGGGTCAGCTTTAACCTATATGCGTAGATACGCATTAGCAGCAGTAGTAGGAGTAGTGCAAGCAGACGATGACGGTAATGCCGCTTCGTCACCTAAACCAGTAGTAAAAGCAAAGGATATTTAATCATGGCTTATGTACCAAAAGAGGGTTCTGGGAGTTTATTTAAAAATGACCGCAAAACAACTGAAAATCACCCAGACTATACAGGCAGCATTATGGTCAATAACCGTGAACACTATCTATCTGCGTGGGTTAAGGAAGGCACAAAGGGCAAGTTTTTTAGCGTATCTATTGGCAAAGAAAAACAACCTAAAGGCTTTACTGAAGCAGGCAGTAATGAGTTGCCTAAAAACACTATTGAAGATGATGTACCCTTTTAGAGGATAATATGAAAACCGCTATTAATGACATTATTCAGCAAAACATTGAGTCAATTCACGATGAGGACTTTCATGTTGATGAAACAAGGCAGTTAATATCTATGACTACTGAGGGGTTGGTTAGTGTTATTAATACGGTTGTCAGAGTCGCTGCTGACAAAGTAACAGATGCAGCCGAAAGAGAAGCAATTTTAAAAATGTGTAATTAACTACACAATAAAATGTACATAAGGGGAAACATATGTCACAACATTGGTATGATGCCGTTACAGGCTCGCCACGCTATACAACCATTGGCAAAAACGGTAAAGAAAGAAACACTACACTCAGGGATGCCAAAGCAAACCCAGGTACACTTGTCCCAAGCGTATCTACAATTAATGGACAACTATCAAAAGATGGCCTTAATACATGGTTGCAATCTGAAGCCATAAAAGCTGCCGCAGAAAACCCAAGGGGTCTAGAAGAACCCGAAAAAGAATATGTAGACAGAATTTTGGTTCTTGCAAAGCAAAAATCCCAAGAAGCAATGACTAGAGGTACTCTTATACATGACTTCATAGAAGCCTATTTTAACCAAGAATACTTGCCAGAGATGCCAGCGTATGTTCGCAAGGTAGATGAGGCCATAACAGCCCATTTTGGCGCACAGCTATGGATTCCAGAACAGTCTTTAGTTAATCAAGAGGGCTATGGAGGTAAATGTGATTTATATGCCAAGCCAAGACATGACTTTAGTGGGGTAGTAATTGACTTTAAAACTACGGAAAAATCCCCTGGTGATTTAACACCCTACCTAGAGCATACACTACAGTTAGCAGCTTATAGAGAGGTTCTAGCCCCTGCTGCAAGATGCGCAAATGTCTACATTAACGGCACAACTAACGAAGTTGCAATCTACGAACATAGCGAACAAGACATTCAAGATGGTTATGAAATGTTCTTAGCGTTACTCAAAATATACAAACTTAAAACTGGGTTAAACTAATCAACGGGGGCGAGGTGATTTTCCCCTTTTCACCTACCATGTCTGTCCGTGCAGACCGCCCCCACCTAATTTAAAAACGCTTGTAAGTGCATGAAATTTCAATAAAAAATCATGCAAAAATAAGACATTTATAAGGGTGTTAAGCCGCCAATGTAGGATGCAGTAATTGGGTTATTTTGCGGCTTTCTCGCCCATTGATAGCAACTGCCAAATACAGCCCAAAACTTTACAATAGTGTTTCTTATTCTTTACAAAAACCCCGTTCGGGAATATTTGCCTAAAAAAGTAGCATAAATTACACATTTTTCCCGTTCGGGAAATATACAGCGATATACATTGGTATAAATTGGTATAAAAACAACATAGGTGTAAATACTTAGTGACTTCTATTGCAATTTACTAGAAACTCATTACATCAACAAAGGGGAAACAAATGAAATTGTATATTGACTATTCAGACCTTATTCCACGCCATATCGGCAAATACAAAGTAATGCCATTAAATGAAAAAGAATGGTACTTCCAGACTGAAGAAGAAAACCAAGACGGTTATGCCGTTTATGAAAACGATAAAATAGTGTATTTATCATCAGACCCTTATGAAGCAAGTAATGAATTTGATAACTTGGTTTATTTGGAGTCCAAAAATGGATGAGTATGTACGCAGAGTCTTTGAGGGTGAAGCCCCATGCGACAAATGCAGCAAAGCAGAAGATTGCAGAGAATATGAGTGGGCCTGTAGGGCGTTTAGCTACTATGTTTTAAATGGAACATTTAAAGAATATACAGCTAGACTACCTACAAAACATATGTTTAACAAGATATTCAAAGAAGATGATAAAGCCCTTAAAAACTATATGAAGTCAATTAGGGCTAAAGAACAAATGGGTATAGTAGATTTGTTTGAAAAGGAGGAAGAAGATGGACATTAGAGTTGAAATAGTTAAAGAAAATGAAGATGGGTCAGCAGACGCATTAGTACATTTTGACAAAGCAGGATTAGAAATATTGGTGCAGTACGGCATTATTGAAATGCTTAAACAAGCTATTGCTGAATACAAAATACCAGCTAAGAAAGGTAAAAAATGACACTATTTATTGGTTTTTTTGCTTTATCAGGGATGATAGCTTGGATAGGTGTAATGGCTATTATTGCGTTAATTTGGATGGAGAAAAGATGAATAACGAATACATATACACGCCTACAGGCACAGACATTACTGTGCGCTGGAAGTTAGCTGGTTGGATTCCTCCGTCTGAATTGCCAGAATATTTAACTAAATGGAAACACTATCAAGAGTTACCATTACGCAAACTTGATGACAATGCTAGAAAAGAATACGAATTGGTAATGAAAAAAGCTAAAGTAATGCGTGTTCGTTAAGCGTTTTTAATCATGTCAAGGGCTTCGGTTTCTTCTCTGTCTACCCTAGCAAGCCAGCCTTTGCCAAAGATAGGGAATGTTTTTAATGAACGGTAGTATTCCCGTCTAGTTTCAGAGAATTTTGCGATAAGATTTGCGCCATTGCTGGATGAAATGAGTTCTCTTGTCCTTGGGCCGATAACTCCATCAGGTACGCAGCCAAGAGACTGCTGAAGCAATTTAACGCTTCTTCCTGTCCCAGCGTTAACTCCCATTGAAAAGACAACAAAATCGAGTCCTCTAGGTAATACTTCACAATAACAAGGTCTCCAATATTTTAACTCGTACATAGGGGCTACATCGTCTTTGGTAAGGTCTTTCATGGTCTTTACAGGATGACCTACATACTCTTCCCAAACAGCCTTGGTGACCCCTAGATTTGTCTCACCGCCTGGGTCTTTTGGATTGTTTACCCAACCACCTTCAGATTTCAATACTAACTCTAAACATTCTTTGAAATTACTTGCCATCTTTATTCTTCATATCAATTATTTTTTCAAGGGTTCTGCCGCCAAAATAAAACGACATAATTAACATTCCCCATTGGCCTAGCAATTCTACATATTTTTGATTTGTGTCAATGCCACCAGCACTCATCATGGCAAATACCACATAAAACACTAAAATAAATATTAAAGTCAATGGGCGAATGTTTTTAGATAACCAGCTATCACTAGCCATATCTGCTTGTTGGCGCTTGGTTAATTCTTGTTGTTCTGCAATATCAGCGTTGATTTGTGCTAATTCACCATTTTGCTGCATCTGCAACAATTCTAATTGTGCTTTGGCTTTTTGTTCTGGGTCAGGAAAGAATTTATCAATTAACTTACTGCCAATGTCAAGTATTGCGCCTAATGGAAACATTAAAAAGCTCCTAAGATAAATTTAAGCCATAAAGTAACAACTAACGCAGCAATAAAGCACCATACTTGTACCCGTCTAACTGCTTTTAAATCATGCTGGAATTCTTCATTGTCTTTGCGTTGCATATTTTCAATGTCCATTTTGATTTTAAGTACCGCTTCCCATTCTTTTGCACCGTATTTTTTAACAAAGTCTATTTTTAGTTTGGCTTCTTCGTCACTTATTTGTTTCTTATGCTTCCAAGAGTCTAGGGCTTTTATTAATGCCCTTTCTTTCCTAAACTCTGCTTCTCGCCTTTGTCTTAGTCTTTCTTGGGCTTGTTTGTTAGCAACATCAAGGCCATCTCGCTGTATGTTTTCAATAGATTCAGATAAGCCTTTGCTTGCGGTTCTACTTGCTTCAAGGCTTCCTGTAAGGCTTTTGACACCTTCAGATATTCCGAATGGGTCTGCCACATTACTAGCCCACCTTAATATGGCCTACGCCAGCAAGGTAAGTAACAATACCTATTGCGGCAACACCCACAAACCAAAAAAACTTAGTAACAACTGACCTACCGACAGAGGTATAGACATTCTCAATAACTCTTTCAGTTACTTTTTCAACGATGTCTTCTATTTCTTTGTCGGTTAAGCTAGGCATGATTACGCTTTCTTTAGTACAGTTTTCTTAGCTGCTGGTTTCTTAGCAACAGGTTTTTTAACGGCAGATTTTTTAACAGGTAAGTCAAAAGTTTCAATCTTTGGTTGAAAGCCAAATTTATCTAATATCCAAGTAAATGTGAAATTCATGCTAACTCCTCATCTGTTGGTCTAGCTAATGTAGGATGTTCCCATTTAGCAATGTAATCGCCTTTGCCGTCTGAATCGTTTTGCAAAAGAATTGTTCCTGTATTTGGGTAAAAATCTGCACTTGTTAATTCTGGATAAATTAATTTAATTTTTTCAAACATTACGCACCCCTAATCATTGAACCACTAAAGTTAACTGCTGCAGAACCATAACCTAGGGTACAAGTTCCACTAGCTGAATACCAATACAACTCAATATAATCAGTAGAACCATTGCAATAAACAACAGATGAGCCACCAATAGCACCTGATACTCCTGTTACTCTAGCTAATTCAATGATTCCTGAACCATTTTTATATATATTTAAATTTACAAAAGCGCCTAAACCTGAACCCCAATAAACTGAACCATTAATTTGATAATATCCAGCTACTGTTGGAGTAAATCTGTTAGATGCAAAATTATTATTAGTATCAAAATTTTCTGTATTAAATGTAATTTTGGTAGCAGTATCAGACGAAATTGCTTGAGTTCCACTATTACTAGCACTAAACGCTGGCATATTACCGCTAATTTGTACTGTTCCAGTAGCTGCTGGAAATGTTGCAGTATTAGAGCCTGCTACTGCTGGGACTGCCAATGTAACGCTTCCTGAAGTTGAACCACCTAATGCTGGGTTTGTAACTGTTGGGCTAGTTGCTAATACAGTAGAACCAGAACCAGTAGTGCTTGTGCCTAATGCAGCAGAGGCTTTAGTAGCAATAGTTTGCACTACACCGCTAGAATCTTTATAGAATAACTTGCCATCGTTATTGTTTAAAGCCAACTCACCAGCGACTAGATTACCAGCCGTAGGTGCAGCCGAAGCTGTAGTTGTGTAGTAAAGAGAGATGGGTGTAAATCCAGTAGCTGCCATTTTAGTATGTCCCGCCAAATATGCCTGTTAAGGCTGTTAGTGTACCAACATTATTAATATCGTTTGTTGCCAT